CTTGCCCTTTTGGGGGCGGTTGCGCTGAAGATCAGCGGATTCTTTGGCCTTGGCGATGTCGATACCCATGCGGACTCCATCTGCCTGCTGTTTGGCGGCGAGGGATGCCTTGTGCTTCTGAATATCAGCGCCCATTCTGGCTGCTTCAATTTGTTGACGATTTGAGATCTCGGCCTGACGGAGTTCGATCTCGTCAGCCTTAAGAGCCGCATCAATCTGCAACTCCTTCTCCTTGCGCTGCTGATCAGCCATCTTGACCTGAGCATCAAGTTGCAACTTCTGCTGCTGGATTTGAGCGTTAAGCTGCAATTTTTGAGACTCGATCTGCAACTCCTGCTGTCGGAGTTGAAGCTCCATCTGCTGCATCTGGACGACAGGATCTTGAGCCTGTTGCTGGGCTTGGGCTGCTTGAGCCTCGGCCTGATCCTTCTGTAGCAGTTTGGCAGCGGCTGCTGCGGCAAGTTGAGAGATCTGAACCTCGGCTGCTTCTGGCAGGAAGTTCTCGTCCTTCTCCGCATCGGGCATCGGCGGGAGATTTGCTCCCAACTGTTTCTCGATTTCCTTGCGGTATTGAAAGGCAACGTGCTCCATGATGTGAGCAGCGCCAGCGGCCATGATTGCCTGAGCCTGCGGGTTTTGTCCCACAATCTGCATGATCTTTGGATCCTGCATGGCCATCATGTGAACCTGTAGATGCGCCTCGTGGTCTTGGTAATAGAACGCCTTCACGGGTTTGCCGTTCATGATGTTCATATTTTCCGTCACGGGGTCTACGGGCTTCTGATCATCAGGCGACGGGACGATCTTGTTGGCGTTTCGTATGCCAAGCGTCTCAATCATCTGACGATGCAAATAGGGTAGATCGTAAATTTGTGGAGCAGACTGCGACAGTTGAAGCACTGCCTGATACTGCACCACCTTCTGCGACATCGTTGCCGCATTCGGATCACTGACCGGGAGGATATCGACGTTATCGTAGTCAGACTTCTTGGCCTTGCGACCGCCGACTTCCGGCTCGTACGAATACTCATCCGGGGTGTAGTCACGAATAATCGCAGCGAGGAGCTTGAACTCCTGCTTCATCGTGTAGTGAATGCGAGCCTGAACAGCCGACATCACCTTCAACACGCGCTCCAAGATAGCGAGCGTAGTGCCCACCGGAGCCTGCGAAGACATATCCGATACCTTCAGATCCGACACCGCAGCGAAGCGGCGTCCTTCCTCGACCACCCGATCCATAAGGGTAGCCAAAGTCTGCGAAGGTTCTTTGTACGGAAGCGGGAGGATATTGTCTTTGATCGCACCCGAGGGTACGTCTACATCTCGCCACTCTCCCGGTGCAATCGGAGTATCGTCTCCCTTAATTCGTAGTCCTCTAGACTTAAGTCCTCCGGGGAGATTTGAGAGAGTTCCTGCATCGATAAGTTGTCGAAGGAGGGACGTTGCAGCCTTACTATGTCCCCCGATGAGGTGAATAAGGCCGAAGTAGTAAAATCCAAATCCGGGTATATATCCGTAGTGGACGAAATGCTGTCGCTTTTGCTTGAGCTTGTCATCTTCCCTCCAATTCCTTCGGATCGCTAAGATCGTCCCCGTACCCTTCTCAATCGTCACCACGTACGGCAACGCAATCCCAGTCTCACTATTGTCGTCATCAACGTCCGGGTAGTCCTTGAGATCCAAACTCACGTGCATCTCAAGCAACTGGAACCGCTCGTCCATGCTCGCGCTGAAGCCTTGATCTTCAGCCTTCTGCTTCTCAACCTCGTCCATGACACGGATCGGATCACCCAGATCCACATCCTTATAGAAGCCTGCGTACTGAAGCTTCTTCACCTCATTCTTAGTCTTACGCATCCGGTGCGTAACACGCTCGGCTGACTCAATGTTGGCAGCACCGTATGGCACCACGATATCTTCAGCCGGGATATAGACCGCAGTCTGACGACCAAGCGACGGGTCGTAGTACACCTTCTTAAAGGAGTTACCCGCGAGGGCTAGGGACAGGAGGAGGCGTTCGTGTTCTGGCCGATACTCCTTCATCTCCTCAGTCAACTTATAGTTCATGTCATCAGCGACACGAATGGCCGAGTCTTTCTTCTCTGCCGTCTCCTTGCCGATGATCTTGGTCTTGACCGGCCCCATCGCAGGGAAGGTCTCCATGATCGTCTCGGACTGAAACTTGACCGCACTCTCCATGAGAAGCGGATGGAACACTCCACACGCACCCGGCCACGGCTCTGTCCGATCCTCGTATCGGATACCCAGAATCTTCAAACCTTTGACGTAGGTATCCAGCCAGTCTTTGCGGGAGGAGAGGTCTTGCTCGTAATCTCCGATCAACTCGGAGGCAAGAATCTGAAGTTCCTGCTCGTCAATAAAGTCTGCAAGGTTTGCGTTGAAGTCATCGGCACTCGGTCGATCTTTGCCGATCTCAATCTCTACCCCATCGATGCCAATCCGTACTTCTTCCGGATCAACGATCTCAATCTCAATCGGCTCCATGTCCATCGCCATGCCAGCAATGCCTTGCGGAGCTTCCATCAAACTTTTATCGACGGCCATCTAAACTCTCCTAGTAGTAGCCTTCGCGCCGATGGCTCTTGAACCACTTTGTTGGTTCCGGCTCGTCTGACGGAAGTCGAATAAACCCACCCTGCCTGAAGCGCAGGAGGGCGAGAGTAGTAGAGTCCACCAAGTCGTCGTGTGTACCGCTCGGGAAGTCGTTACACTCCTCGACTACTTCTCTGGCCCACCTATGGTCAGTACACCAGACTATACCTGAAGAAAACAAGTCTGACACCGCATTGACCCGGCTGATCTTGTCCTGCCCCTTACCCGGCGTGAACTCACTGATGGGTACACCCATCCGGCGGAACTCCTGATACAGCGCCGCACCGTTGGACTTCTTCTCCACGATGAACGTGTCCGGGTTCCACTCCTTGTACTCCTCCAACACCATCGCCTTTAACTCAGGGAATTCGAGTCGCTGCTTGATGGAGTTGAGCAGGATTATGTTGTAGTTTTTTGTCTCTTCATTAAAGAAAACACCCCACGTTGTGAGGGCGTTAAAGTCCGACCGGTTTGATTTCTCTTGGGCTGCGTCGAGGCTCATGATGATGTGCTCGCACGGGGGCGGATTATCTCCCTCCCATACCTGCCACCACTCCCGCTTGAGAAGCGCGCCTTCTTCCGAGGTCGGCTGCTGCATGTACTGGGCTTGCCAATACCGCACATCCATACTGGCCTTTTTAGCCAGCAACTCGTCGATATCCCAGAACTCAGGCCAAAGCGGTTTCTCGTTGAGGATGGCGGGAAACTCGACTACTTCCCACTGATCTGCACCCTCTTCGCGGGTCATGTGATCGACGATCTTGCCCGTCAGATCCATCTTCGACCACCGGGTCATCACCACGATGATCGCACCGCCCGGCATTAGTCGTTGGACGGGGCCTGACTGGAACCATTCCCAAGCAGGCTCAAATACATCAGCCCTTCCTTGCTTGGCCTCTTGTTCAGAATGAGGATCATCAATAATGAATAGATCAGCACCCCGACCAGCCAAGGCACCGCCAACACCAATAGCAAAATACTCACCATTAAAGTTCGTACCCCAGCGAGAAGCCGATTTAGAGTCAGCTTGGAGAGAGACGTTGGGGAAGATGTCACGGTAATTCTCTGCTCCCACTAAGTTACGCACCCGACGACCGAAATTCACCGCAAGATCTGCGGTGTGTGAGGCCATGATGACCTTCTTCTGCGGGAATTTGCCTAGGAACCACGCCGGAGCGAGGTAGCTGATCATTTCTGACTTGCCGTGACGGGGAGCGATGTTCACGATCACTCTCTTCTTCTTGCCTTCGGCTATGTCTTCGAAGATTTTTGCCAATTTCCGGTGATGTGGGCCTACTTTGTACCCCGGATACACGTGATGAATGAAATCTAGGAAAGAATCCTTGCCTAGTTTCTGCGTAATCTGGCTTTGATACTGCTTCAGGAGGTCGGCAACGCGCCGTTTCTCCTTATCCGGCAGAGTCGGCAAGGCTTGACGCAGTTTGGCGAGGTTTTCTTGGGTTAGTTGCACGGTTTTTTATGTTTATTCTAGGTTTGGCAGGGCTTTCTTCTCGTCCCCGCTGTCCAAAACCTTGTACTCAATCCCCTCCAGCACGCTCATTAGCTCTCGCTCCACCTCTTCGATGGGCTTAATGATGTGCGTGACCTCGCTACGCTTCTTAAACGCATCAATTCCCTCGACTTCGCCTAATGCTTTGAGGGCTGTGACGCGAGTTTTAAGGTCGTCGGCCTGTTCCACTGATTCAAACAACTTATTAACCACGTAGAGCTTCAGGTCAGATAGCTCTTTGACGATCATGTGGTTGTATCGGGCAGCGATACCGGCATACAAAGCAATCACTTCGTTCGGGTAGATACTGAAGTCGGGCTTCGCCTGCGGGTTCTCGACCATTTCGCGTGCCAATTCCTTGGCAGCGTCGGCATCTGCTTCCGTTGGCTCAAGCGGAGTCAGCGTGAGATCCGAGATCAACTTAATTGTCCTTGCCCGCATCTCAATCTCTTCGGGCGCAGACAACTCAGGTAGGGCTTCCCGAGCATGAGCGGGAAGCGGGATGTTGTCTTCGATGTCCGGGACTAGCGGCTGTGCATCCATGTGCGTGGATAGTACAACAAAATATATAAAAGAGAATGGCATGGTACCAAATTGATGACGGGGGGGTTTTCTATATGAAGGGGGGTGGGGTCAGCAAAGTGTGGAAAAAGTGGGCATCGTTTGTGTGTATTCAGGGGTATGGGGGGCGCGGCGGAGTCCCAACTGCACAGCGGGGGGTGGCGGGCGGGTGGGGTCGGACTATGTAGCGTTTCATTTATAGGTGAAACTTTACATATTGATTCGCCTGATATATAACTATCTCACGCCACGCAATACCGCGCGGCGCATTCAACATAGGACTATTACGATGAAAGCAGTAGATTTCAATAAACTCGAATCGGCTCCTTTGGATTCGATTGGTTACTCTGCCGCATCACAAGGCGACACTCTGGATGTACTCGCTAGTGAGTTGCTCCGACGTAATCCATCAGGCGAATTCTCCGATGAGATGCAAGCGGAGATTCAAAAGGGCATGACTGGCCGCAAGAATGAGTTATACGGTACGCGTTACTTTGTCCACAAAGGCGGCGAATACACACCGATCAAGAATCCGAAACAAGTCACAGAGGCAGACGGTTTGTTCGCCCTGACTATCGACTATGCCTGCGGATTGTCGGCCTATGACTTTGGCCAACTCAAGACTAAAGACAATGCGCGGTATGAGTTAGTCAAAGAGGCGCGTAATGATGAGAGTAAGTACCGCTCGAATCGCATGAAGAGTCTAATGAAGGCCGTGAGTGACTTGAAGGCCGGAATCAAAGGCCGGACGCGTGGAGCCAACAAGGTATATCTCGACTGGATATCCAACAAAAAGAAAGGCCTCGTACAGACAATGCTGACACGAGCAGCGACCGCCCGAAAGAATGGTGACCCGACTGCTCCGAAAGACAAGGCCGACCTGATCAAAATGCTGACTGAAGTAATCAACAAGGCCTGACCAACTGGGGCGGGGGATATCCCCCGCCCTTTTCTTTTAAGAGGATTCTATATGACACAACTACAGTTGCCATTGAATGCGCCGGACTACGCAATACTTAATGACCTTGCGCGATACATAGCAGACTACATAGAACACGAGTCGAACGAAAACGAGCACTGCGAAATTGATCGGTACATGATCCAGAATGCCATCGAAGCATATCTAGGCGGAGCACGTTAATCGACTAGGGCAGGGGGATTCCCCCTGCCCTTTTTTTGTGCCTGCGTTTCGCTAAAGAAACCAGTTCCTTGTTTGTGCGCGCGTGTCGCGTGTGCGTGGCTGCGCGGGGAGAGGCATGGCTAGTTAAGCCATTAAGCGATAGGGGTTCCACTAAATAAGACTTCACCTCCAAGTGAAACGAACCCGAGAGTCGTCGCATCGTTTTATAACGTCATAAAATGATGGTCTGTTCCACGTTGTTCCACACTTGTTCCAAGTTTTGTTCCAAGTTCAAAATTGGTAAGTCATTGTTTTGCAAGGGAATAGTGTAAATCTGTTCCAATGTTCCACGTTTTTCGAGGTAGGGCAGGGGGAGGGGGGTAAAAACCAAGTCGGGGAAGTCTGCACCGCGATGCGTCAACCCCCACACAAAAAATCATCAAATCATTTGTATACCTCATTTTTCATGGAACAGATTGAACATCTACTACTACTAATAATAAATATTAATAAAAACAAGAACTTACTTACCCCCCACCCCCCTCCTTTTGTAGCATTGTATAAGTTCAAAATCTGGAACAACTTGGAACAGATGGAACAGATTTTGTCCGTCGTGCGGCCACACGTGGCTAGATATCTTTTTTATCCAAAGTCTTGACATAAACGTAAAGAAGCCTTATAATATGGGCTCATGACCGATGAACAACTAACACAACACATTAAATAGGACTTCACTTCGACATGAATCACGAAACGGAGAAAGCCATGACCAAGCCGATCAAGACAAACAACAGGGAAGCGAGGAAGTACGTACAAGCCAAGCAACCCTTCGTCGCTAATAACATCTTTGCTGAATGGGTAAAGGCAGGTGTCGGGTATTCCGGCACAGCGGGAGAAAACATCTATGCCGTCTACTCGTACGGCAAGCACTTCCCTATGTATGCCTTCATCCCGAGCGTGAACCGTTGGTTTGCCAACGTGGACAGGTACTCCATCACCACATCCAAGCACAAGGGACAGGCGCACCCACACGAGACTTGTACAGAGGTGAGCCGGGACTTCTTGCGTGACGTTCTCGACATGGGACTCGGGAATGCCATGGTGCAGTACGAAGTAAATCACCAAGTAAAGATGCGCGGCTGAGTTGGCCAAGCCTATACGGAGATTAAATAGATGGATAAGAAGTTGTGTACACGATGCTATGCCGAGTTCGTCGAGGACGAGCGTGTGGTGCTTGGCTATCTCACGTGCATGCCATGTGGCGAGGCACAGGCAAGGAAGAGGAAGCACACCGTCGTCCCGCTCCACAAGAGCAACTACATAAAGATAGAGGACTTGGACGACTTGAAGGGGATCAACAACAAGGGAGGGTTTTACCGATGAACGAGGTGGGAGAGATATGGTTTGTCATGCCCGAGTCACCCCATGTCAAAGACTTGTTTCTGTACGACGTAGACTTTTTTAAAACCAAGTTAGATGCGGAACGGTATGCCCGACACATCTACGCTGACCGGAAAGATATCGACCCATGCCAAATGGTCTATTACCGGAAAGTCTATTCAATGAAGGAGGTGTGAGATGAAGAAGATCGGAAGCGCAAAGATGGCGAAGCATGACGCGAATAGATACGTGTTTGTGCCTGTAATGACGGACGAGGTGAAGTGGCGAGAGCCAATAGAGCCGCACGTGTGGAAGGCAATGTTGCGAGTAATTCTTGAGAGGAAGATCGATGGAAGATGAAGAGATGGCCGCGCTCGAAGCGGCTGCATATCAGCGTGAGTTAGAACTTGAATACATGGAGCGGAAAGAGTTGCTCGAAAAAGTGCAGAGTAATGGGGGGTGGCAAAGTGCATGGGAAGTAACAGAGGGAGCGTTTTAAGGGGTGGACTAGATAAATCAGGTAGAAAAAAGATCCCCAAACTCTTGCTTTATATGTAAACTTATCCTATACTATGATCATAGACGTAGGGATGAGTAAGCAACTGGACTAACTAACGATTCACTTGGACATGAACTAGGAGATAAGTGATGGACGTAACAAACGGAACCAACGAAACATTCTTGAAGAAGCCGGAACACATCGTCTCGCTCGCATCGTCGTGCGTGTTGGTGGACGTAGACACCCGAGTGTGGACGGCAACGATGCAGGATAAACAAATCAGCGAGGAGGTGACGCAAGCCAAGAAAGCCGACAGCGATGCGGGTAAGTTTGTGAAGCACTTACTTGCCAAGAACTTGGAACACAAGCGTGTGCTGAACTATCGCCAGACAGTTTATAACTGGATGCAGCGACGGACGTATGACTGGGCGGGATCTCAACGCATACTACCTTCCGTGGAACTCCCTCGCTTCATGAAGGAGTTTGGACAGCACGAGACTACGTTCAACGGACTCGTGGCTGACTTCATCAAGGCATACCCCACAATCGTGTCGAACATGGCGTTCGTGGCACAGGGAGATATGTTCAGGCGGGAGGACTACCCGTCAGTTAATGAAGTATTCAGCAAGTTCTCTATCCGTCTGTATACGAGTGAAGTCCCGCTTGGGGATTTCCGTTGCAAGATTGCCAACGAGTTGGCGTCTGATCTACAGGTTCACTACGAGCGACAGGCTCGTGACTTGGTGGATGGGATTATTAACAGGCAGAAGGAGCAACTAGTCGAGGTGATGAAGTCTCTCTCGCATTGTTGCGAGACGGAGACCGTCGTCGAGAACGGGGAGATCAAGATCAAGCGACGGAAACTGTACGACACCACCCTGCAACGGGCTATTGAGTTGTGCAACACATTCGCAGAGTTCAACGTGTCACAAGATCCTGCATTAGAAGAAGCACGTGTCTCCCTGCTGCGGGCACTAGAAGGTGTGACGATTGATCAGTTAAGAGACAGCGACACCAAGCGTGTCGTGGTCAAGGAAAGTGTGGACGATATCTTGAGCAAGTTTGGAATCTAATTTTTATTAAGAGGTGTGAATCATGGCTATCAATCTGTTCGCTAACCCCGTCACCATCGACGAGGCTTATACGTTGGTCAAGACTCTCGGCACGAGCAACACGTTCTTGTTCGTTGGCGAGCCGGGTATCGGTAAATCATCACTTCACTCACGGCTGAAGTCAGACATAGACTTTCCCGCCGACAAGTACGACCACATCTACGTGGACTTCTCCAACACGGACTTGGGTGACTTGTTCATCCGCGCTCCGAATCGGGAGACAGGTGAGTTGGAGTTCTATCCGTCATCTATCTTCAAGATGAAGTCACGCAAGCCGAAGATCATCATGCTCGACGAGATCGGCAAGTGCGACAAGATGATGCAGAAGATGGCGATGCGTCTCGTGTTGGATCACGTGGTGGGTGACGAGGAACTCCCCGATGGTTCAATGGTGTTCGCAACAACTAATAACTTCTCTGACGGTGTGGGTGATGCGATCCTCGCACACGGTGGCAATCGCGTGACGATCATCAACGTCAGCAAGCCGAACGAGAGACTGTGGAACGCATGGGCAACGGACAATGGTATCTCTGCTGTCATCCGTGCATGGGTGGCGATGAATCCTCGTTGTCTCGCGTCGTATCTCGACGGTGGGCAGGAAGATAATCCGTTCATCTTCAAGCCGGGTAATCGCATCCTGTCATTCGTCTCACCACGTAGTCTCGCCAAGGCTGATCCGATTGTTCGCAAGCGTGATCTGATCGGATCGAAACTGACTCACTCATCCTTGGCCGGTACGATTGGCGTGGCTGCGGCTGAATCAATGGCTGCGTTCTTGGCACTAGAGAAAGAGTTGGTATCGGTCAAACAAATCTTGGCTGATCCCGACAACGTGGAGATACCCGAGCGACCGGCTGCGTTGTTCATGACTATGTTCAATGCCATCGATGTGATCGAAACACAAGATGACTTGAGCAAGTTCATGCGGTTCGTGAATCGCGTGAGATCGTCCGAGGTACAGGCTGTGTTCTTCACGATGCTGTTGCAGAGCAAGCGCACGAGCCGTATCGCAAGACTGAACTCACAGGTGAGCGAGTGGGCAAAGAGCAACTATGAGTTGTTGATCTGACGGAGGTGTGACATGGAGATCGTGATCACTCGTCGAGAACAGTATGGGACGGAGCGGTTCTATCCCGAGTGTGTGAAGGCTGCGTTGTTGGCAAGACTCGCGCATCGTAGGACATTCACTCGTACAGAATTATCTCTGATCAAAGAGTTGGGTTACAAGATTGTGGTTCTGGAATGGGAGTTAGTGTTATGACTGACGCAAACACAGCATTGAAGAAGGCACACATCAGACTGATGCGCCACCCCGAGACTTGTCTGTACGGTGGGATCATGTTGATGGGTGAATCGACCATCGAAGATGGCATCCCGACAGCGTACACGGATGGCAAGAACAAGCGGTATGGTCGTGAGTTCTTTCAATCTTTGACGTTGCCCGAGCAATCTGCGTTGGTGCTGCATGAGAATGGCCACGTGTTCTTGAAGCACATCCCTCGTCACATGGACTTGGTGAAGGAGAATCCGCGACTCGCTAACGTGGCGATGGACTTTGTGATCAATGACATCATCACGGAGATCGGCAAGAAGGCTCCTGATCTGGTCAAGTTGCCGAAGGGTGGGCTGTACGATGCCAAGTACCACAACTGGTCGGTGCGTGAGGTGTACAACGATCTCAAGGCAGAGATGGACAAGCGCAAGAAGAAAGGTAACGGACAAGGTGGACAAGGTACAGGCAGCGGGAAGAACCCCGAGGATATGCAGCCTCTCGACGAGCATGATGCGGAAGCGTTGGCAGGTGCGAGTGTTGAGGATGTACGGAAGTTGTCCGACGAGATCAGCGAGGCGATACAACAAGGTGCGATGTTGGCCGGGAAGTTTGGCGTCAAAGTACCGCGCGTCATCCAAGACTTGATGACACCAAAGGTATCGTGGCGTGATGAGTTGCGTGAGTTTGTGTCGTCTACCACCAAGGGACGAGATGAGTACACGTGGCGCAAGATGAATCGTCGTCGCATGGTTGATGATGTTTACTTGCCAACTCTGGAAGCGGAGAAGGTGAGCGAGATCATCATCGCCATCGATACGTCCGGCAGTATCGGCAACCGTGAGTTGACTGAGTTTGCGACCGAGATGATATCGATCTGCGACATGGCGTCACCGGATCGGGTGCGAGTGATCTGGTGGGATCATCAGGTACGAGGTGAGCAAGTATTCAGCGACAACTACGACGGACTGGCAACGATGCTGAAGCCCGAGGGTGGTGGTGGAACTAGGGTTTCATCTGTGAGTGAACTGTTATGCAGCGAGAACTCCAATGCCGAGTGCTTGGTTGTGTTCACGGACGGATACGTTGAGGACAACATCAGATGGCAGACGAACATCCCGACGCTGTGGATGGTGACGATGGCTCGTAACTTTACCCCGCCGAGTGGTCGGCTTGTGAAGATGGAGGTGTGAGATGAGTAAGAAGGAGGAAGAGTTAATCCCTCCGCCTGACTTCAAGCGCACACACGTGACTAATTATGTTCTTGAACAGGATAGGAAAACTTTGGCACGCATCGAGCAAGCACGCAAGATGCGTGAGGATATGAAAGTACTACGGACTCAAGAGGTGTGAGATGAGTAAGAAGATGCAAGTGTTGGTTGTGTTTGAGTTTGATGGAGTAGATGACATCGAAAGTGACAAGGCTGACGAGATCATTCAATCCATTACACAAACCACCGACGAATGGACTGAATCATTCTTTAGTGGTCATAGACCCGCCGCTGTATGGGTTGAAGAGGTTTTTATGGACACTCAAAAGTGGACTTTGGCAGAGGAGGTGTGAGATGAAAGTTACATTCGTGGTTTACAACCACCAGAACAATTCAATAAGTCTGGTGAAGAGCGAGGTTAAGGGTAATAAACCTAGTGAGGCAGAATGGGAACGAGCAGCGAAAGAAGCGAAGGATAAAATCGCTAAGATCGGAGACAAAAAACTTTCTGCATGGGTGGGTAAGAAGTATCGCGGTACGTATTCAATCTCATCTGTATTGAAGGGTTGGGTGGACTTTGAAGATCGTGCCCCGGTTGAGTTGGGCTAGGAGGTGAATCATGTTTGAGCAATTCTTTTTGAACGGTAAGTATTCTGATCAAGAGAAACTTGCCATCACTCGCCATGCGTTGTGGCCTGTGTACGCTGCGCTGCATAACGTCTCGGAAGGAAAGATCCGCATCGCGGAACTGACCGAGGCAGGGAACATGCACTTTGCATTGGAGGATGGGTTGCAGATCGGGTTCGTCTATCGGCAACAGACGGAGAAGCGTTCGTACTACGCGCTCAAGTTTACGAGCAATCCATTCGCCCATGACTACTACACCTACGTCAATGCAGGTAGGGCTGACTTGCGTAGTGATAAGCCCAAGTATCTGGCCAACAAGATTAAGACTTCATTCAAGGATGAAGTGAAGGCTGAAGTGGTACAGGCAGAACACGCTATGATCAAGCGAGTGAGTGAGATGATCAGCAGAGTACTCAACGACAACTATCCGAAATTGACGGAAAATGATTCGTCATACGAACGGATAAACGGCGACTTGTTGCTTGAACTTGCACTACTCGCAGAAGGTGAGATCACTAGTGCAGATCTTAGCCAATACACACGGGCTGAGTGTGCCTCACGAGTCAAGGAACGCAAACAATTAGAGGAGCAGCGGGCTATCGACTTTGAAGATGTCGAGTCGTTCTATTCTCGTGACAAAGTGCTAATCACAAATGATCTGTATGGTGGGATCAACGTGACGTACTGTCCTGCTGATATCTGCAAAGACTTTCTTAATCAGGTGAAGCGTAATCGGCATACGGATTTTAGAGGTCTCGTGGCTGAACGTACGCTGCATGGCAAGCCGCAGTTGGGTAGCGGCATGTGGTACAAAAGTCTCGACGATCTCCCTGAAGATCTGCGTACATCAGTCATGGCATCGCTCGCCATGCTGAAGGCACACACGGGACAGAACACACTCTTCCCTCGCGGAGATCACGCATCACCGACTTGGCGAGACATGGGTGCGTCTGCTGTTACGTACTGGGCAGAGAAACATACTTACATGATTGAGGTTTGATGTGGATAACTTACTGAGCGAGAACAGATTGTTCGACAGGCTGTATGCGTTCTACGATTTGAGAAAAGATATCTGGCGTATGCCCGTCAAGGTGCGGGAGGGTACATACAAGGTGTGGACTGGGAAGGCTGATGACTACATTGTGATGCACTTCACAGATAGGAACTTACCGGATCTTCTAAAAGAACGTCTAGCCATAATCAATGGGTTCAACAATGGGTTTAACTGGCCGGTCGAGAATGAGGACTTTGAGGTAGTGGGCATGCCCAAGTTGTTTATGTACCCGGCACTCAAACCCGGCGTGGAGTTTCTACCTGACGTTGGGTATCGGGTGAATGAACTGTTCTACTGCGTGTACATGAACAGCCAAGATAAGGATTCACTCAAGAGTGAATGGCTACGTAAACCGAAGGAGGACGTATGAGTACCCCCGAGAGCAAAGTTAAATCCAAGGTAAAGAAAATCTTGGAGGACATGGGCGCTTACTATGCGATGCCAGTTACAGGAGGTTACGGGAACTCAGGGGTTCCAGACTTCTTGATTTGTAAAGAAGGGTTGTTTTATGCTATTGAGTGTAAGGCAAATGGTGGACGCCCGACTGCACTACAACACGCCCACATGAAGGCTATCCGGACTGCGGGTGGCGTGGCGTTGGTCGTCGATGAAACTAATGTTGAAAACTTGAGAAAGGAGATTTTGAGTCATGTCAAAGGTAAATAAATCTGAGCAAATTCGTAAGTTGTACGACGAAGGTAAGACCGTCAAAGAGATTAAAGCGAAGTTGAAGTGCAGCCATGCACTCATCGCTGTCGTACTACGTAACTACAAAAACAAAACCAAGAAGTCGAAGATCGTGAAGGCTGTGACCGAAATGAAGCAAGTGTTGGATGTGATTGAGATGAGAAGGCCAAAACACAGACTACAAGCAACCGAAATCGATCCCGTGAATCATCCCCCGCACTACAAGGCCGGTGGCTTTGAGACTATCGATTTCATCGAAGCCAAAGATCTTAACTACCGACTGGGTAACGTCGTGAAGTATGTGAGTCGCGCAGGGAAGAAGTCTTCCGATCCGGTGCAGGATCTTGAGAAGGCTGCGTGGTACTTGCAGCGTGAGATTACTGCGAGGAAGAACGCATGAGCCGCTTCAAGAACTTGCAGGTAGGACGGCGACGTTTCAGCAAGATGTTCTGGGAGATCATCTCTGACCGCGACAGCATGGAATGGGTAGAAGACAGTATCAGCGATATCGTCAACGATCAGGAAAAATACAGAGAGAAAGCGTCATACAACACCGGATCAATTAGTTACGGTGACGCTGAAGACCTGTATCTGATAACCCGGTACTTCAAGCCGTACAACATTGCCGAGGTCGGTACGTTCATCGGTACATCTACGGTGACGATGCGTAATGCGTTCTCCGGCTGCACTATCTACACATGCGATGTGTCGAACAAGATCTGTGTCAGCCCCGGTGATCAGAACATCAAGCACTTCTACAAGACTCCATCACACAAGATGTTTGAGGAGTTGGCGAAGTTGGGGCCGGATCAGTCGATGGACATGGTGTATCTGGATGGTCGATTGAGCCAAGAAGACATGGAGCCGCTGTCTAAGATTGTCTACGACGGCACGATCTTTGTGTTCGATGACTTTGAGGGAACAGAAAAGGGCGTGATGAACGCCCTGATGTTAGATCGTCCGAACTATGCGTTGATCTATCCAAGAGAAGGACATAAGACCGCTGCATTGATTCCGTACAGCAGGATCGAATTCGTCCGACAGGAGATGACATGAGCGAGTACGACTTAAAGAAAGATATCCTGTCAAGGTATCCAAACATATTTACCGCACCTGTTGATGAACTTTGGCTAACAGTTCGTTTGAGTCATTGTTTGAAAGCCGGTGGGATAAACACGATTGGCGAACTCGTTCAAAAACAAAGATGGGAACTTCTCTGCATACCCAACTTGGGTAGGAAGTCAATCGAAGAGTTGGAAAAATCTTTGGTGCAGGTCGGTTTGAAATTTAATATGAAGTTGGAGAATTGGCCTCCAAGCGATCTCAATGTTGCTAGTCCTGATGAGCATATCGTGCCGGTCACGAGAGAGAAACTGATCAAAGCTATGCGGATTGCCGCGCATCGTCTTGTGATTAACTGCAACGTCGATGATCCGGTGAAGTCACTTGAGTATGCAAAACTTATTGAGCAACTACATCGTTTGCTCAAGGAGGGCGAAGCATGATCCGTTGGCTGTTAGATTTCTTTAAGAGACGCGAAGAGTATCGCCGTCGAGAGTGGGCACACGTGCCGCCACCGAGTTGGGGTGCATCAAGAGGTGGGAGGGAATACTGGTGAACATAGGAGATACGAAGACCATGATTATTAAATTCTTAAAATCTTTTTTTGAGTCCAAGCAGAAACTCAGAGCGCGGATTGAATTTCTTGAGGAGCGTTTGGCTCAGAGTGAAATACG